GTAGGTGCTACGTTGCTTTCTTCCAATCTCAAAACCGACTGATTGAAAAGAATAGAACCGAGTCGATTCAGTTCCGAATAGATATACAGTGCGAGGTCAGCAACGCTATCGACCCGCGGGATGGGGGAGGGTTCGTATCGTGTGACGCTCTTGACCTTCTTAACATCGGCCATCGGCATCTATCGATCTCTCCGTATGCTGTTAGATAAATTCATGGCATAACGACGTGCCGCATCTCCAGTTGGCAACACCCTAAAGTCACGCTTTCGCATTGCCTCCATATAAGCTCGATACGGACTTAACCTCTGTAGACCCGGACCAGATTCATGGCCCGGACCTCTAAAACGGATGCTTGGATAAAGCATCGTCTCCCGTCGGAAATCGGGGTAGCGTTCTCGATGAGCATTACCTCGACCATGCAAAGGGTGACTCATTGAGAATATAGTTTGTGGATAACCAGTTCCCTTTTGCGTTAGAAACAGATTATCGATAACCGGATTCCCCGTCATCTGTCGCGCACGTTTTTCCCAAAATGGTGCCAGCAAGCCCGGAAACATCAGTAGTTCCTCGACCCTCTTCTACCAGCGTTTTCAATCTCCAACGTCATCCCGTTCAACTGCCAATCAAGATCGTCTGTCGATTCAAACTTGACCGCGAGATAACGTCCCGTCTTTCGACAAGACACCTTTGTCTGTGAATCAGGATTAAAGACAATCGGATCAGACCAGGACACCGCTTCTTCTGTGGACATCTGTGAACCTACATAAATGTTCACAGTGCTTGAGTTGGATATCTTCATCTTTGGATAAATAGCTTTTATCCGTTTCACAGATGATTGGTCTGGATTGCCCTGACCGTCCACTGTGAGTCCAGTGCGCTCAATGAAGGAGGTCATGTTGTCCGCGTCCTCCTTGTTGCCTGTTTCATCTCTATACAACTTAGTAGCCGTGGGTGACGCAAACAGCGGAACGTACTGTACCTGATCCCAACTCATCGCCCACGGTCCAACAACCGTACTCCATGTTTCAGTAGCCGCGTCCCACGTTGTCAAAGCAGTCTCGTCCTCAACAACCCCGTACCCGATATGCGCTAGATCAGGAATATCTCGTATCGTGAAAGCGTTTGTGGTCCAGTTCCAAATAACCGCTTTGTCGCATTGAGTTGTCGCAGAGTCAGAACTTACAAAACAAGCAAGCATCTCCGTCTTTGCGTAATCGGCAAAAACAAAAGACTTATCAACATACTCACCATCAAGAATCGTGAAAATGTAATCACGAAGTTTGTGGGGGAGGAGGGATGTTATTCTTTGTCCGTCGTTAAGAAAGAGGTCGCCGTTACCAAAAATAAAATGTCCGCCAGAAAAGGCCGCGACACAGTTCTTTGTTAATGCACCGACATTCTCGTCATGAATGCGAAACGAAAAGATGAAAGGCGTACCCACATAACTCATCTGCCAACAGGAGGTGTTGGTGTAGATCATGAAGGTGTCGCCAAGGGGAAGGCCCTCTTGGATGGACTCGCCTAATCGCAACTCATATTCGCCCGCGTCAACCGTCGAATCTGCCTCGTCGTACGAGGTTGGTACTGTCTGCGTTGCCGCTTCTGTTGACCACTTTACAAGGCGGCGATAAGGCACGTCGCTCTTTGTTACATTGAGCGCGATAAGAAAGGTGCGAAACGCCTTCATGACTTTGCACTCGGTAGCGGCGGGCCATGCGGAAAGATCTGCCATCAGCGTACCGCTTGTCGGGGTGCCGTCAGTTAGTGCCCAGAATTGTGGGGCGTTAAAACCGTTTGTGAGAATCAGAATTCCGCCGAGGATGGTGGATGACCAACCCTCATCAGCGGTTGCGGTATACGCACCAGATGATCTTGTGATGTCATACCATTTCTTTGTGCGCGTAACCGTCGCGCCAGAATCATGGACCACACCAGACGGCCGCACCGCGCCTGTAAAAGAGGTCGATGTCTTGCCGGTGTAGGTCATGACCTCACTGCCGATAGTAATGGTTCCGGCCGCCTCAAAACCGTCGGTTGAGGTAACGGGTATCGTACTTACAGACGCATCTATACCACTCGATAGCGCGGTTGTCGTGCCGCTCATGTCATAAGCATGAATAGCGGTGAGGCCCGCAACAACCCAAAATTTAGAACTACCCGCGACAACTTGAACAACGTGATAGGGGTCAACCGGACACGTTGCCATCACAGAGGAATAACCTTCTGCTTTCTTTATTGCGCCATTAACCGCTCTAACGTTGTTACCGTCTGACCAAGTGTTGAGTGGAAGTTCCCAAGGCGGAATATCTTTGACAATGCCGGTTTCACCGACATTCTGAACAGGGATCAACACCCTTAAGGTTTCTCAGGCCAAACTACGTCTTCAGAGTTCTCCACACTTGCTGGCAGATCACGCAATGCTTGACGGTAGGTAGTCATAGAATCTGACATGGTTACGTCAGACAGAGCATAGAAGTCTGTTTCAGATAGAAGTTCGTTTCTTTCTTTGCGAACATAATCCCAATTCCATTTGTTTAACGCCGCTTCTAACTGTTCCTCTGTTGGTTCTGGTTCCGCACGATCCCAGTGATTTACGCAAATATTACCTTTCTTCACCTCTACCCAATAATCAACATCCGCTTGGTCAGCGCCAAAGTTTTGTTCAACGTACGCTCTTACAGCAGTACCGTACTCAAGATAATTAATCATGCTTAGAGCCTACGAACACACCACCAATTAGCAGTGGTTCTCTTAGATGTAGCGGCAGCAGCCCCGTACCAATTTGGTGTGCTGTTAGTAGAGGCTACCCAAAAAGTAATGACATCATCCTTTGCAAGGACAAAAGGTTTTACCCCCCAAGTGGGGTTTCCATATGCAACATGTGAACCATTGATTGCCTGTATAAAATTACCGTTCTTCTTCAAACCAAAACCAGTACCATAACCGTCCAAAAGTATGCTACCCGCAACCATAAACTCGCCATCAAACGGTGCTGTCCAGTCGTCATCCGTGCTGTCCCACCCCCCACCAATTTCTTCTACAACAGTATAAGCAGACGCAGCATCCCATAAATCTGTTACTGAGTTGGCACCGGAAGTGTAGTTACTTGTTAATGCAACTTCTCCACGAATAGTCACCCATTCATTGCCAGTTCTGAAAGCAGTAGTGCCGTCAGAAACAATCTCACAGTGATCCAATTTTGCGTAAAGGGTGTATACCTCGACTGGGGTGTCATTCTTTATTGTGATCTTATTGCCAGAACCATGTGTTGCTGTTGAAATCACATGAATGGCGCAAGTGGAAAAATCAGCTTCAGCAGGCAATGTAATAGTCGTTTCAGTGCTAGTTCCCGCAGACACATCGACAAAAATAATAAGACTAGATTTACCTGTAAAGTCGCCGGGCAAAATAGTGTAATCGCCGGTTTTAGAGAGTACCCCTTGAGCGCCTGTCGTGATCGCTACACCACCAATGGTTAAGTTACCAGCATCTGTAATTGCCATTGTCTTTCCAGTAGGAACAGTAATCGTGCTACCAGAACTGGTAATGGTGTCTAGTGAAAGTGTTGCTGCCATAGTGTTGTCCTTAGATCATTGTCAATTCGCCGCTGATCGTCCACGTATACCCATCTTCTATGGTAATGGGACCAGCAACGAATGCGGCTTTGGTTGATGCGACTGTAGTTGTTACATCTGCAGAGATCGTGTTGTAGTTGTAGTAGAAGTCGCCTTCGGTCGTGATAGCTCCTACCGTTACTGTGTTCCAGGTGTAGTCACCCCGAAGGAATGTCGTGCTATCAGCGGTGCCACTCGCTTGGATCGCACCCGCAGTTCCGACGGGGGTTTGCAATCCAAGTTGCACGATCTCAATGTTGTTTGTGCCGCTTGGCACAGTGCCGGTGAACGTAAGCGATGTTCCGCTTAACGTGTACGCACTTGTGTCCTGTCGAACTCCAGAGATAAAAACAAGAACGCTTGCAGTGTTCGGCGGCGCGTAGTCGAGCGAGACAGTCTGCGCTGTTCCATCGCCGTTAAAGAACTTGCTTGGGTAGTTAGCAAACTGTAGTGGCTTTCCTAGATATGCCATTATGATATTGCCTTTGGATATTTAGCTTTCACTGCCGCTCGTTTTTCTTGGAGAGCAACAAGATCATCATCAAGAATTGCATGGACGCATTCTTCTATAGATGGGTATTCTTCTTTGCGCTTACGAGCATGATCGTTGTCGTATGCGTCTTGCTGACTTTTTAATTCTGTACTTAGCCACTCTTCAGTAGGTTTTTCTTGATCACCATGTATAACGAGATTCGCATAAACTTTATTATTTGCGTCAGACCAGCCAAACCATTGACCAGAATGCAGATGAACTAGTATGTCTTCAATGTGTTCTGGTTTCATATTAGGTATCCGCCAATCTTAAAAAGGTCATGTGGGTTTCATTTAGACTTGTGTCACCTTTAGTGGTTGTCCCGGAATTACTTAATGGACCAATAACAAATCTACATCTACATTCTGTGGTGTTAGTCACATCAAAAATATAGGACGTTGTTTGCGCTTGTTCTTGACTTGCCGCACCTACTGCTCCACTACCCTCGCAAGCAACTGCCCAAGTAGGTCCAGAGGAGTGATCTATAGTTGTTTCAATCTTAAATTTGTTATAAACGCTATTCGTACTGCCTAGAAAATGAACATGAAAAGAAACAAGCCAATACCCAGTAGCCGGGAATTCAAAAACACCGCTTGTTTGAGTCATTGAAGCACCAAGAACACCAAACCCAACTGGCGCATCAATCTGTTCAAGATTAGAATTGATAGGGGTTGCTGTACCAGCAAAGTCTGTGTGTAGCCTCCACTGGCTTGCATGAGTTAATCCACCAGCAGGAGCAGCGGCCCACGCAGCATCAGACCCATCGCTCGTCAATAGATAAGTTGATGCGCCCAAAGCTAATGCAGACGGATCACCAGAGGCATCACCTACAATAATCTT